ACCCTAGATTTGCGGCCATGACATACCTTTCGCAACCCTAGATTTGCGGACGTTCGCGGCATCACTATATTTGTGTACGTGCCGCTAGGGTTGGGGGGGTTGGGGGGTTATTAAACATAGTTCTTTACCGTTATATTCATACAGCTTTACCGGATCATATTTTTTTAAAGGTAAAAACTTGTAACTCAAGGGTCTGTAATTACCGTTATAAATGTCAGTATTATCTAAATTTTGATGACCACAATTACATATCAATATATACCTGAATTTTTTAGTATTTGTAATGTAGTCGAGAAATGTGTATATGTCTCTCAGACACCAATGCTGGATAACATCTTTTAAAATACACAAATCACTTTCTACTATTTGCTCCTTTTCATTCATAAAATCTAAATGAATAAAATTATATTTCGTACCTGAGCGGTTTGAAGTGTTGAAATCTACAACTTTTTTATACACATCATATCCGGTATATTTTACATCCAGTTCATCATAAATTAGACCACCACATCTAAAATCACCACAACCCAAATCAACGACACTTGTTATATTATGATCTTTTATAAAATTTTGAACAAAGTTTATATATGTATCTTTATTAAATTCAATGGTACTACCATCTCCACTACTTCCAGAATATTTATTATTAAGATTATTCCCCCATATATTATTTTCGTATATATATGTAAAAACTTGCTCCATATATATATGTATTGTAATAAACTCTTTAATACTATGGCCATTCAAATGAATTGTCATCACCCTTTTCCCTAACAGACCATCTACCACTGAGAAGTGCGGTTCTTCGTTCCCAATCTGTATGCCGTTCAGTCATTGTAGGTGGAGTCACCAGAACATTTTCATTAATGACTATACACTTATAGTTTCCAACATCACACATGTATTCAAGTTCAAATCTTGTTGCAAACTGTATAAATGGTTTTTTATCCATCTCAGCTTCGAGAAGTGTTTTATATCGAAAGACGTCGTCAAAATTTGTGAAAGCCACTATATTATTTATAGGAAGATCATCAACGTTGAACTTAGTCACAGCGTATATACCTTCATATTGCGCATCTTCATGTTCAAAACTCAATATATGAAACAAATCACGCTTTTTCACCTTTTCGAGAGGTTTGCTATTCGAGTCGTCAATGTTATAATAACTTCTACAAACCTTAGAAATCTTAGGTTTATTGAACCTATGATGAACAACGGGACACTTTAAAGCGAACATTTTTATCGTGTTTTTTATCTAGAAAATATTTACTTAGGTACAATATAAGATGAACATTATTATCCTTTTTTTATCCGGATTATCGTTTGTTTGGTGTACATCTTATATGGCACTTCGAACTATTATTTTGTCTGCACAAGATAGAAATGGCGCACCTCCTATTATGTATGAAGATGGTTCTATAATAAACTAATTCCGGTCAGAGGTGGTCCCAACCGACTCACCAAGCAGGGTAAAGACCACCCCCTCCCCCTTTCCCAGGGACTTCGGGTTTATATTCACCACCCCCACCCCCACCTCCACCAGGATTAAAAGCCCCGTCGCATAGCTGAAACCGTGGATCGCATGGCGGCGGGCCCGCGTCTGGTACACTGAAACAAGCCCTACCACATTCTGCAACTATATCATTCCCAACAATCTTGTACAAGCCCCAATAAGGATCATTTGCAATAATTCTTTCTCTCATTAATGAGTCGCACGATTTACCACCATTCTTTGCCGGTTTTCCCTGACTATCATAACCGATGACTTTTTTAGTACCTTCAATCCTACCACCCTGATATCCGGGGTAATCTGGACATGACTGATTCCCATAATCACAATCACCCAATGTTACCTGACTCGTGGATACATTACCTGGTTGGTTAGGTCCATCCGCTCCACAATTTACAGGTACGTAATCTGGGTCATTGTCATACCACCCACCATGCGAATATTCACATATTTGTATTTCCCGACCAGTTTCACCACCGTCTCCTTCTCTACAGGTTTGTTTTACAGTCAAACCATCAGGGCATGAACCTCCATTTATCGCATCCGCCCCGTTAGCAACGAATTTCTTATAATAATAAGGAATTTTAGTACGATTCCATGCTGTTGAGGGATCGTGATTATAACAAATATTACCATTTGAGGCACCATCACCATAATTTGGAATATTTCTAGGACATCCATTTTCCCAAGTAGCATCATTTTTAGGGTTATTTGGATCATAAGCAGGCCCCGTCACCCCACTTCCCACGATCGATTCCCAATTACCTTCACAGTTTTCAGGTAAGCCATCATTTAAGATTACATCCACTGAGCCACATACAGCATCACCGAAATAACGTTCTTGACCTGAGTAGTCCGGGGCTGGACAGTTGGTGGGTATATCATCACAATCCGTTCTCCATTTACACTTATCCGATTTAATAGTTTCCATTGTCGGTCCGATGGTATCAAATTTAAGACCTTTGGTACCATAAAAACCATTGAATAATGCAAAATATAAAGGATTTTTCAATTTCGATTCCCAATCATTTTCACTGAACCCTTCATGGATAGCATATACGTCTTCTCCAACTAAAAATTTATTTCCTTTTATATCTATTTCATCATCTATGAGTTTAGTTTTTACATCTTCAAACTTATCACGAGTTAATTTACATTTGTATTTGTATTGTTCGTCAGGTTTAAGACTTAAAGAAAATCCAGAACATTCATCGGAATTTACACAAGCAGATGCACATTTTACAAATGCATCGTTGGTGTTTTGTAAATTTTGTTCTATACCTATACCATTTTCATCTACATTAGCAGGAATACCATCCATGTTTAAACATGAAAATTCACCATCTTGTGTACGTATTCCACATTTAGGAACTTGTATATAATAGTCGTGAATTTTAGGATCTTCCTTCCTATAAAGTCCTGATGTAGTTTGATATAAAGGATCTCCTGTTGCCTGACTCATTAAAGTATTAAATGATACAGGTCGATTCGATCGGTTGATGTCGGGCGAGCCATCCGTTTTGGATCCTAGATGATTGTCTACCTTCACTAAACTTTTACGAGCAAGTAAATTAGTATATTGAGATATGTCATATTCATTATCATACCATGCAGCGCCTTGATCGTATATATATTGATCGACCCCCTCTTGAAGTTCTCCTTTAATTCGGTCTTTTTCAGATTCACGTTGTTCTTGCGCCGCTCTCATCCAAGATCGAAGATATCCAATTTGACTTTCCATTTCCCGATTATACCCTTCTTGAGCCTCTTCATTACTCGCTGCCAAATCTGTAGAATTGAATATATCTCCATAAAATGCATCTACGGCCTCTGCCGCCGCATCTTTATCATCTTTTAAAGCTCTTAACTTTTCAAGAAACGATTTTAAATCGAAGGAATCTTCAAGCACCTCGTCATCGTCTGGGAGAAGCTCCTCCTCTGGGTAATACACATCCGAATCATTCACCTCCTGTACATTTTCCTCATACCCTTCTTTCCTAAAACTTAAAAAAAGTATAACCACCGTCAAGGTTATACATAGAATCAAAATTTTACGATCCATCTTATAGTACTCTAAGAAATTATTTATTTGAACATATACTACAAGCCTTTTTAGAATACCCGTGTTCACACTTTTCAGAATATACACACTTGCGACACATACTTCTTATATCTCCGTGTATACATATACCACCCCCATTACACACACTACACTGGATAAGTCTTTTTTGGTGTGGACATATATTTCGAATTATGTTCATAATTCATCTTAGAGATATTATTTTAACTAATACTATATAATAATGCCTCTGTCGAATAAAAAACGATTATTTATTAAAAAAGTTTCGTCCGGGTTTAGATATCTATTAGATGACTATGGGATCAAATCTATGAAAGAATCGTATCTAAAAGAATTTATAAAAGAAAATGTTTTCGTCAAAGGTAATTATATGGAAAGACTAGAGTTTTCCGCGGGTAAGTTTCAGTTTTGTCTAGAAAATCTAGATGATGATCTTTTGAGATCCATCTTAAAAGAGTTTGACACTATGGGGTTCACTTTGGAGCGTGTATTTCATGAAGCGGGTGTAAACCCCCTCTACTTTGACGATGACGAACTTGAATATTCAAAATTAATAGATACAGAAGATATTATTACATTCCAAGATTTAATTAACACATAAAACTAGGTCTTTCACACTTGTATCTTGCAAAGGGGGCTTTGTCGGCGACGTAATACATTTTATAAGCTGATACAAGATCTGGAGACTTGTATTGCTCGGGCATACATTCTGGAATACCCTCTATAGAATAATAAGCAGTCTCACTTTTACGTTCTTCGAAATGAGATGGGTGATTTTCGTATAACCAACGCAAATGATGTTCACACGTGTGAATTTTCCCGTACCGCTCTGTGTATTCATGACTGAGAGCGAGTCCGATTTCACAAGCATACATATAATTTTTGATACTGGAACCTATCCACATGGTCATGGGGTGCTTCTTATGTGCGGGTTTGTATCCACGTTTACTTCCATCTTTCGTCAAGGGGGCGTGTTCTCTGACGTATTCTTCTTGACCCGAAAAAAACCAAGCGGTGTATAACATTTGACATATCTCGAGTTGAATCTTAACGACGTGTTGATCGCATGACAGTTTGGCGATTTCCTTAGGATTCAACGAAAGAAAAAATATGTTCATCTTACAAAAATAATACTACTTTACAACTTAGGTGCATTTTCCAAAACCGAGAACGTCCTTCTGCTTTCTTGTAGGAATAGATTGGGGTAGCACCGCAGTTTTTACACTATGCACCCATTCATCTCCATCATACGCCATCCAACATATATCGTATCGTTCTATCATCTTTCTACATAAAACACAAGGCATTGATATACCCGCACCATACGTTGTATTTCTAGATATTATGAGGTGTCCATACTTTCGGTGAACCCAATCAGAAAACTGGTGTGGCTTGTACCCTTTTCGTATACATTCCCTATATAACCTTCGTATTAACTGCCTCTCTGCACACATATGATTCGTGCTATCCACCTCTACAGATTTCTTAGACATAGAACTCGTCACGGTACAATATTTCATTTTTCATAAAATATAAGAAACATTCACTAGACTTAGGTATTATTCATGTCGTTCCTTGACAATGTAATTTGGATACGTCTGTCTCACGTGGTCCTTATATTTTAGGTACACGTTAATTTTGTCGTGTACAGACATATTCTCAGTTTCAAATTCTATTAACTTGTGATCGTGATTAATATCCAAATGAATAGAGAATCTTTTAGGAATTTCCGGAAAAATTTCTAAAGTTTTAGGAGCTCTATTTTCGAATAATACTTGCTCGGATAAAGCTAAAGGAGAAAAATTTCTAAAATGATTTTGTAAAACGTTTAATCTTCGAATAGCTGACATTTCTCTTATTTTCATTACAATTTATATCCACTAAGGTTTTAAATTCTATCTTTTAGCATCAATCCATCATCTCCTTGAGATTCCATAAACTCTACTTTGACGATATTAGGATCGAATATATCACCGTGCGTTTGACAAAGTGTACAAGGTTCTGACGGAGTCTCTCCCGGGGCATGATTATGAACGGGGACCTCTCTCTTTTTAGGACGTTTTGTTTTTTTAGTCGTCGGAGGTTTGGAAGGGTCGTGCTTCTCACAAAATGTTTCACCTTCGATACATTTATTGCGACACGGATTACCCCTTATGTTGATTCCCGTACACGCAGGTCTCTTCACTCTTGGAGGCTTTGGCTGTTTAGCGGGTTTGGGAGGACGCGCATGGACTTTACACGTCTGCAAACCTTCTGCGCAAAACTTTTTACACTGCTCCCCCTTAGCCGTTTGACACGGGCATCTGATTTTCTCGACCTTTACTTTTGAAACTTTTCCCTTTTTCTTGAGTTCGCTAATCTCCCCTCGCAACTTATCGTTCTCGTTGGCAATATCTTGAAACATCTTTCGCAGTTCATCAGCAAATAAACTATCCTTGATATATTCATCTAATTGGATCGTGGGAGATATACACGGCACACAGAATTCCATTTTTACTTGATAAAAATACAAACATCGTCGCAACTTAGGTGAATTTTATTTCTGTGAGAATATTAGAATGGTGTCGATCCACGATATACCTAAAAAAGTTCAATACATAGTGGTTGATTCCAACTATGTAAATGGAACTAATAACACATTTTCATTAGATCTATCACTAACTTCTAATACGCATGTGGAAGATTTCAGTCGCGTGTTAGGTGTAAAGATGGTAGATTTTTACATAACACAGGTTGGAGCCACCACGACTGACCTAAACACTAACATAGCAAAACATGTGGATGTTTTGTGTCCAAATATACCTCAAGTTGCGCAAATGCTCGATGAACGCCACGGACATATTTTTGCACGTGTACCTTTGGAGAGACACTTTACCGGAACGGATGGTATTCTTTTGCGAGATAAACAATGGAAAAGCTTCAACAGAAAAACAAATTATTTCAACCCCATGTCTATACAAAAATTAGACTTTGAAATATTCGAAGAACAAGATGACGGGGATTATGTAAAACTAAACCCAGCTACGAAGTGGCACATGATATTAGAAGTCACAACCGTTGACCATAAAGAAACACCCATTTCCAAAGAAACACAGATTTTAGAAGCTATACACGCTCTCATAGGTAAGATTGAAAAATTACATCAGAGCGTGGAAAGACTCCCGACTAAAGAAGAAGCTGAAAAGATTATAAAGGAAACTGAGAAAAAACGTAAAAAGATATCATTTAATTATATTTTATTGGCACTCGCAGCTCTAGTAGGTGGTTATATATACTACGTGAATAAGATCAAAATGGTTCCAGGGATTATGTAAACCAAGTTTTATTAGTATTTTCTAACATATTCTTTACTCGTTCATTCCATGATTTTTGTGAAAAGCTATAAATTTCACAAAAGTTATCTCTCATATTTGTTGTAATATAAATTATGTCATTATCTATCCAACATGATACCGGATCTTGTATAGTTTCCTTAACTATATCTCCATCTTTTTTGTAAATAATAGGTTCAGAAACGTCTATGAGTTCTAAATTTTGTTTTGAAATTCTAACCATATGTGTAAGATGTAAAAATCCAGGTCTAACATTTGAATTAATAGGAAGTCTAGAATGAGAAAATCCCATATAATAATCACCCATATCCATTAAATTAGATCCACCTCGTATAAAAGTGTCTTGTGTACTGAAAGGTAGACTGCCTTTGATTACATGACAATACCCAGTTGAAGTGTCGCATGATAGTATAATAATTGGATCATAATTATATACAAACATCATTTTACCATCCTTTACAAACGGCGCCCAATTCTTTTCTATCACATCTAAACCCTTTGTGTATAAAGGTTTACATTCAAACGTGTCGTGATCCAAAATCCATAAAGTGTAATATTGGTTTGGAAATGGAGATTTCGCTATGAAAATCACATATACTTTATCTTGGACTTCTATTATACGAGGATCTTGGGAATTTATATCACTACCCAAATATCGTTTATCTTCATTACTTTCCCAATTTAGATTAAATGATTCATGCATGAGCATTGTTTTATTATTTATACATACTCTAACATAAGTTATGTACTTGTCATTCTTTTTTAACACACACCTAAACATTGAATATGTACTACCCGGCCAATATTTATCATTGTCTAATGGTTTTATAGGTGTTATATCCTTCTCATAAACAAACTCCATACATTTCAATATTTTAAATTCTTTAAACAAAGTAATCTATGTGCATATCTGGACGACCTATATAATTTGGATAGTCGAGCCCTTTAATTGGGAAAGGTTCAGTCTCAGGTTCTATAGTATCTACCAAATCCCTGCGAATATACGTTACTTCAAATACCATAGGAAAATTATTATCTATCCAAGGAACCAAGGGATAATTATTTCCATGAACATGCACACATACGAAATATTTATTTAAATGTTGATAAAGTTCATCTATCTTTTTATCGTATGATAGAATATTTCCAAATAAATGAAACTCTATGATCATCTGTGAAAAATTTTTAAGATATTTAGATGCTATGAGCGAATCCCATTCAGCTCCTTCTACGTCTATCTGTGCAAATAAATTAGTATTTTCAGTGTGTCCATTATTTTCTATATGTGCATCAATAGTATTTAAATTTTCCTCCTTTTTAGACGAAACACCCTCTCTATAAAAGTGTACATATTTAGGTTTATCAGTTATCTCTTTTATAGTGTGATCATAAACATAACATGGCTTTTTATATTTTTCGTAAAAGGTTTTTTCAAAATCAATTTCATCGTTTGAACCATAACTATACAAAGCGTCACATTCTTTCATATCTATAGCTACGTACCCACCATCCCCGTGTGGTCCAAATCTAACCTTTTTCAAATTTGTTTTAAAAGGTTTGAAATACGTTTTGAGACGTTTGCAAATATCCACATAAAGTTGTGTGGGATGCATATATGTAATGCTATTAGATCTTTTAAGTTAATTATCTGAAAATATCTGGTAAAGATGCTATAAGTTCTGGTGGTGAAGGTGTTAATTTAAATTTACCGTTATGTGATAATTTTTCTTTCATGTACGTTTCAGCCATATGTTCATCAAACCCTTCATCATAACATTCCGCACAACTCCTGAGTTTATTTGCTAAAAATTTTTCATCTCCAAATGAAGAAAAATGCCATCCACCAAATTCTATGTGTGGAAATTTCCATCTATTATCTCTAAAATATTGAGGAGTTTTATCAACTACGTTTTTCTTTGTAGATATAACAGTTCCGAACCATTTTTCAAATGTTTGAAAATATTCGATAGAATAATTAAATGTAACCATATGCAAACTTATAGTGTCCAACGATTTGGGAAGTTTTCTAATGAGTTCGGTTTTAGGAACTTCATCCGCATCCGAAATCATAATAATAGCATCATCAGGCATTGTTTTCAATCCTTTCAAAATATAATTACGTTGTAAATTTTCCATAGTCCAGGGATTTGAATCTTGTGGAATTATGTCAAGAATAATATGAATTATTTTATCTTTCCATACATCGAACTTATCTTTATTCATTTGAAAATAAAGTTCTTTCGGCTCTCCCCTATGCGTGTAAGTAGATTCAACAATAACAAATTTATCTATCACGGAATTTAAATATGTCATGCGTTTAATGATAAAATCAACTTCATTGTGAAATGTAAAACAATCCACAATCATTATAAAATATGATGTGTTTACCTTTAATCAGTTTAAGGATAGGAGGTAAGTATATTCATGTGTGGAATTCTAGCTTTATACGGGGAAGAAGTAGAGGTCCCCGTAGATTTGTTGACACATAGGGGTCCTGATGATTATAAGTCGGATGTTATGGGTAAATGTCGTATGGATTTTTATAGGCTTTCTATAAAGGATTTATCTAAAAATGGTATGCAACCTTTTAGACATAACAAATCCATGCTAGTATGTAATGGAGAAATATACAATTATAATGATTTTACAACAGGTGATGAAAAGAGTGAGAGTGATTGTGAAGTTCTGTTACCTATGATCGAATCAGTTGGAATAATTAGAACCGTTGATATGATGCAAGGGGATTTTGCATTCGTCTATACGAATGGAAAGCGTGTCATGGCCGCTAGAGATCCCGTAGGTGTAAGACCTCTGTTTTACACTCGATATGATAAAGGATCTATAGCTTTCGCGAGTGAGGTCAAAGCTCTGAAGTTTTTACAATCGACAATACACGTATTTCCACCTGGATATATCTACGATTCGTATGTGGATAGTTTTATTTGCTATTACAATACATATTGGCACGTGTATAAATATCTCTCCACAGATTCTACTCAAATCGTAAAAGAAACTCTAGAATCAGCTTTACATAAAAGATTGGAACACTCTGATCGTGATGTAGGATTTTTACTTTCCGGTGGTTTGGATAGTAGTCTCATAGCATCGATTGCGTCTAAAAAACTTGGAAAAATTAAAACATTTTCAATTGGTCTACACGATAGTCCAGATCTTGAATCTGCGAGAATAGTGGCAAAACATATAGGCTCCGACCATACAGAAGTCATTTTCACGCTTGATGATGGTATTAAATACATGTCGGATGTTATTCGTTCTCTAGAATCTTACGATACGACTACCGTTAGGGCGAGTATACCCATGTGGATGTTATGTAAATATATAAAAGAGAATACAAATTGTAGGTATATATTTTCCGGGGAAGGTGCGGATGAAATATTAGGAGGGTATTTATACTTTCACAACGCCCCGGATGTTGAAGAGTTTGCTCATGAGAATATGAGACGCCTAAAACTAATTCATCAATTCGACGGACTTCGGGCGGATCGTTGTGCAGGTGCCCATGGTCTTGATCTTATCGTCCCATTTTTGGATAAAGAATTTATAGAAGTTTGTATGTCCATGAATCAAAAACTCAAAATACATAAATTAGAAAAACATATTTTGAGGAAGGCTTTTACAGGATATCTTCCGGATAAAATTTTATGGAGACGTAAGGATGGTATGAGTGATGCGGTTGGAAGTAGGTGGGTTAATCATGTTAAAACACATTCACAGCAGGTCATTACTGATGAGATGTTTAGTAAAGCGCGCATTTTATCAAAGGACTACAACACACCTCTAACGAAAGAAGAAGCTCTTTATAGAATCATTTTTTGGGATCATTACGGAGACCATCATAACCATCTCATAAGTGAAATATGGAGGCCGAAATGGACAAAGATAACAGATCCCAGTGCGAGACTCTTAATGGGTAATTTACCAAAAACTTCTGAGTAAAAAGTATGGGAGGTAAGAAGCAAAAAAGAGAAAAATTATCACCGTGTTCATTTGAAACAGAATATCAAGATATCCAATTCGACATGGAACTGCCAATTCCGTCAGCCATACCAAAAAATGATAACCAAAAAGATTATCAACGAGTTTTACACGGATGTAAACCCATGATATTCGCCATAGGTCCTGCTGGAACTGGTAAAACCATGCTTGCGTGTTACGCCGCTATAGAAGGTTTAAATGATGGCGATTTCAATAAAATAATTTTAACACGTCCAGCCGTGTCGGTCGAAGAAGATATAGGATATCTACCCGGAACGCTAGAAGAAAAAATGGATCCTTGGACGAGACCCATCATGGATATATTTTCCGAATTTTACAGTCAACATCAAATAGGAAATATGATTAAAGAAAAAATAATAGAAATATGCCCCTTAGCTTATATGAGAGGAAGAACATTTAAGAACGCTTTTATAATAGCGGATGAAATGCAAAATAGTACCCCCAATCAAATGAAAATGCTTCTCACTCGTATAGGTAATGATAGTAAAATGATAATAACAGGTGATTTAAATCAACACGATAGAAAATATGATGATAACGGATTAAAAGATATTTATGAAAAAATACAAAAGACAAATTATAAACGCATAGAGTGTATAACTTTTAGTCATGAAGATATAGAAAGATCTCCTATAGTAAAAGATATTTTACAAATTTATGGTGATAAATAAATCAACTCTAATATAGAAATGTTTCCTGACTATGTGTCGGGACATTCATGTCCATATTAGGGTTTATGACCCGATATTATTTTTTTTATTTAAACTCCGGCTAACGCCTTCTTCTTAGCTGGAGTGTTGGCAGCCTTTTTAGCCGCAGGTTTGGCTGCGGGTTTATCATCCGACTTGGCTGCGGGGGCAACACTCGCACCGGGTGGGCCCTGAGGCCCGGAAGGACCACGGGGTCCCGGGGGGCCGGGAGGACCTGGGGCGCCACGGGCACCCTCCATGGCAGTGCCACCCGATCCAGACGCATCGAGAACCTTTAAGAGAAGGTTACAGAGACGCCTTTTATCGAGGTTGAGAATTTTCATTTCCTGTTCGATCTCATCACGTAAAGAATCCATTGCTATATATATAAAAGTAAGATTATCTTTATACTAAATGTTATTCATTGGTTCATCCCTAAAAAGTGGGATAGGTCAACATGCGAATAAATATACCAAAATTTTTCCAGATGCTTCGTATTTCACAATAGGAAGTAAAATACCTGAAGATGAATACGGCCTGATATTTTTACTACCTTTACGAGAACATATAGAATACGCCAAGTATGCAAAAACGCGTGTAAAGCATTTAGCTTGTATGACCGTTTGTGAAACTACCACGGTACACGAAGATTACGGGATGATCATGGAAGAATTTGATCGTGTAGCCGTACCCAGTGAATTCTGTAAATCCGTCCTGTCTCGACAATTTCCAAAAAATGACTTTTATGTCATTCACGCACATATACCCAAACCACGAGAGAAACCTTATGTATTTTATCATATAGGCAACATCATGGACGATCGTAAAAATTTCAAACAAATTTTACAAGCGTTTGTTCGTCTAAATGAACCTAACACTCGTTTAGTTGTCAAAGCTACGTGTAATCAAGATGTAGATATTCGACTTCCCAGGGTTGAAGTCATAAACAATATGCTAGATAGTCATGAAATGGATGATTTACATAGAAGGTGTGATTGCTATGTAAACTTTTCCAAATCTGAAGGTGTTGGAATGGGGGCCATAGAAGCGGCGATTCGGGATAAGCCTGTCATCTTAACAGATTTTGGAGGACCTTCTGAATATATTAAATCACCTTACATGATTAATTGTGAACTTCAAGAATTGGAGAATGACGATTTCCTATTTCAAAAAGGAATGATTTGGGGTAAACCCAATTTCGATCAACTCTTGGAGTTCATGAAACACGCGTACGAGAACAGGGTATATACTATGGATCACATTTTTACTAAACAGGTTGTAAATCGTGAAAACGTTTTAAGAGAATTCTTCGTAAATGTAATTGGTGATGAGAACGACGATACCGGTGAGGAGAGCACCTGAACCTATAGATCCTTTTTGAGAGATTAACATGGAATTGATATCATCTATGAAGCTTATACCCGTAGGTTTCTTCATAAGATCTGGCAATACCTTCGCGATGACTATATAAACGATCATAGATATGATGACTGGTTTAAGTGTGTCCTGATCAAACATTTATATTAAACGACTATTTTTTTACCAAGACTTACACCACCCTCGGATATTCCATGTTTTTTACAATACCCACCACACACCGCCTTAAAGCTACACGGCTTACCCTTCAGAGTTGTAGCCCTACATGTGTGATTTGTGTGCTTTTGAACAACCTCTTGCTTAGGAGCATCTTCCAAAAAAACGATGGACCTGGCCTGCCTTTTTTGTTCATGATTAGTATAATTTCGCTTTAAATTTACAAGCGCTCGAGCCAACCGCTCAGACTTTTCGGTTGGCTCGATCACTCTACAGATGTTCATTGCGTGTTGCTCCATTTTTTATTATTTTAATAATTTTGTTGATTGACTTAGGTATCATTTTAATCAGGTTCATCTGCGGCTGCCAGAGAATCTCGTAATTTTTCATATTCTTCCTTTATTTCGTTAAAGGTTTCACATGCCTTACGTCTACCCTGTTCAAAAATATAAGTATCGGGATCTGCGCTGCTGAGCATGTAGTTTTTACAATTTTCATTAATTTTTTCATATAAAGGGGTATATAATTCCAATTCTTCTTGTGTTCCTTCTTCTGGTATTACTGTATCTTCATTTATAACTGGTATAGCTGCTATAACTTCTCCACATAAAGATTTAAAGCCAGCCACTTCAATTTCTTCAGATGATAGATTTTCTAAAATACGATAACCGGATTCATCTCTAGATATTTCATATGAATCAAATTGTTCACATCCACCCCCTGATAATCTATTTTTCCATGGAGGAGTTGCAGTGACACCTCCCTGTTTGAAAGAATTTTCAATCCATGAAATAGATTCGCGTATAACATCAGTGTAAGGTTTTGTTGGATCGTATAGATGAAGTTTAACTCGCTCCACAGTTTTTCCAATTTCTCCAGTTAAGTCTTCCATAGTGATATCATCGTAATCATCTTTATCATAACATAAACCATCACGAACTTCTTTTATTAATTTTGTTATGTCCTGACCAGTTATAGTACTAGTATCAGAATCACAGAAACGTTTATTTATTTTATCAATAAGTAAATCTATTTCCGTGTACATATTTATTAATATTTTCTTACCTTCTTCATCATCTTCACCAATTTCCTTATTTGCGAATTCATCTCTTTCTTGCTGTAATAAAATCTTAAACTCTGTGCACGATATAGATTCTTGAATTCCTTCCAATCTTTTCATTAATCCAAGTTCGGCTGTATGAAAAGCATTACATAAAGGTCCTCGTAATGCTTCGTTTGTTTCACTTTGAACACGTCCTATAGCATCCAATATAGGGCTCACACCTGGTTTAAAAGGTATACCATTAATCATTGTTTTTGGAGACCCACCTGGTGTTCGCGACCTTATGAGCCACATGATGAGTAAGCCCAAGCCTACTCCTACCATGAGACCTATAATACCTTTTGCTGAAGACATTTAAAGTATACATACATTTTAATATTATGCACATCAAATGGACTCGAGAATGTAGTCGATGTAAAGCTCCTCTGAAACCCCGAGTCGTGTCGAGAAATCGTCAGACTAAAAACTTTATACGAACTTACTTACATACAAATCCTATATTTGTAGATAATAACGAACAATATTATTCATTCATAGGTCTAAAGGTAGAATCGGTGTGTTATTCTTGTTTTACAAACAAACCTAAAGTATCCATAAAGTCTTTAAAAAATAGAGAACTTGGTCTAGTTAAACGTATACACCCCAGAAGTGTATCTAAAACGAAAAACGAAATACTTTTTTGGTATAACAGTCTCGTAAAAAAAGCTGTCAGGGAAGGGGTAGATATCGGAAATTAATTATTTCTTTACGTATACTAATGAAACGTGTAGTTAATAATTTCTTTATAATTTTTCTCACGACTCTCGTGTATGGATTCATCTATAGTAGGATGGGACCCGAAGATTTCGATTTTAAGAGTCCGTTAGATCCATACTATTTCGCTACGACAACGATGTCGAGTGTGGGATTCGGCGATATAGTACCTAAGAGTGACCGTGCTAAAATGTTAGTCATGTCACAACAAGTTATAATTTTGAGTGAAGTTTGGTATTTTATTTTACTCTCTAAAGTTAAATGGGTGTAGACCCAGATCTAGCTATAGTCATGAAGGGTTTAGATGAATATAGAGACAATTTACCGGAAGGTAAATACATAAAAATGTGCGACGCACTTAAACGACTACATGAAAAATTGAAAAAACCCAGACTGCGAATTCCTACGATAAGATTTACTACGATGGATGTGAAATATATATGGTGGTTCTCATCGCTCGTCACCATAGTAAAAATTTCCGGAGATATAAAAAGAAAATTTACTTCTTCATAACCATCAATTATTATATATACGAATTATATATGAGTGTAGAAATAGTTACATATGCAAATAAGAGCCAGGGTATGTTTGAAGAACTCGTCAATAATAAATTTGGAATTCCAATCAAGGTTTTGGGATGGGGAACAGAATGGAAGGGGTTCTCTGACAAGACCAAAGGTGTTATTAAACATCTTGAAACTAAAAATGACGACGATATAGTTGTGTATCTGGATGGTTTTGATACCAAAATTAATAAAAACACGGAAAATGTAAAGAAATTTTTTGAAAGCTACAAGTGTAAAGTGTTATTTTCAAATAACCCACCTTGGCTTTTACAATCATTTATGTTTGGAACGTGTGATAATTCAATTGCGAACGCTGGTTTGTATATGGGATATGTTAAAGAACTCAAACAAGTTTTAAAAGATGAATTGCTTTTAAAATGTGAAGACGATCAACGCAATTTTAATAAACTTTGTAATAAATACGATTTTATAAAGGTAGACAAAGATGAAAAAATTTTCAAAAACTTTAGTCCTCTACAAAATGAAAATGAAGTTGATAGTATCTTCATATCATACCCCGGGGCTATATCCACAACAAGATATTTGAGAGCTTTTGTGGAATATGCACAATTTTTTTATTTTTATGTCGTATTATCTCTACTCGGTGGAATGTATTTTTTACCGAAACGCCGACAAACCCTAGTATTTATCATCATGATATGCACAGCGTTCTTCGTAGGTTTTGCTGATAAGTCTTGTACTTCTTTTTAAAAAAAGTTGTACTTATAGTATGTTAGTGTTGTTATTGTTAATAATAACACTAACCTTTGTTATTTATTATATTAAACAAAGGCGTGAAAACGTTCCTAAAATTGTACATCAAATTTACATACAGGGAAAAGATAAATTACCAATTTTTGTTAAAAATGTTATTGAACAAAATAAAAAAGAAAATCCAGAATACACCTTTATGTTTTATGATTATGATGATATAAAAAGGTATGTGTATCAAAATACAAATAAAAAAATAATTAAATGCTTTGAAAAAATAAACCCAGAATGTTATACGTGTATTAGTGATTTCTTTAGGTATATAATAGTTTATAATGAAGGTGGTATATACTTAGACGTAAAAATAAAGATAAATACCCCTTTAAATCAATGGCTTATGGGTAATAAAATTCATATAGGTGTGTGGTTATGGCATGATTACATGGAATTAGACGAATATTACGATATTGATCACAAACCAAAAGGTAATAAAAAACAATTGTTACAAAGTGTTTTCATGTTTTCAAAACGACATCCATTATTGGAAGGTGTAATAGATGATATGTGTCATCAAATAAATTATAACAAATCGAATGACATATTAGAAATAACTGGACCAAATATGTATACAAAATCCATTGCACCTAAATTAAAATACTATAACTATTCCATATATGAAGAAGATGGAGAGTTATATAACAATAATATAACATTTGATGGTACACATGGAAAATATTATGAATATATGAACAATAATAAATTGCATTGGTCTAAAAAGAAAGATAGAGTCATAATCTAAACCTAAGTAAAACTTTTTCTTGATAAAAAACAGATTAAACATTCTCCACTTCTACATTGATATTCAAAAAAACAACCTAAGTCAATCGAGCTTTTGAAATTTTTCAACTGAAAAAATGGAAGATCTCCAAAGCCTCATGACATGCCTCGACGAAATCTCCGGTCAGATCTCTGATGGGATGTATCTGAAGATGACCGACAAGTTCAAGCGCGTCTACGACAAGCTCAACGGTGATAAACCGTTTCACGAAGACGAATTCTACTACAGCGACACTGCGAGTGATGACGAATCAGACAGCGACTACGGGTCTCCACGACCAGCGGTTCGTGCCCCGTTCGCCCCGAATCTCGATCGAACACGTCTCTCTGATATTGCACTTCTCAGAGACCAGCTTCTGGATCATGTGAAGAAGATGCACGAGGAGTACAAGGTTCTCATGAAGTGGGAAAAAGAAGCGAGGCGTACTTGGACTCCCATCAAGCGTATGACTGCGTTTCGAAAGACTCAGGCTATCAAGTTGTGGTGTGAAAAGAACACTCGTTGGGCTCCCGGTGGTGAGGCTGGGGAACTCGTTGGTCGCCTATCCACCGCCGCCGTGCCGACAAGCGAATGGACCTGGGAAAAGCTGGTGGAAAACGGTCTTCGGACAATTGTGGTGGAAATTACAACCGAGGAGGAGAAGGTAGCCTTGGCGAACCGCCTTGGCTGGGCACCGGTCTACTACGATGAACTTTCACTCAAAACAATCCAAAAGCTTCCCGCCTTTGAGAAGAAGATTTACGAGGACTACAAGGAAGAATGCCAAAGGAAATGGTATGTCGCCCTCCAAAACGCTAAGTTAAAGGTGGTTGAGTCGAAGGCAGAGATGTCTAGGTTGGAGAGGTTTTGTGTGGATAGGGAGATCGAGTTGAGGCTAGCTGACGCATGCGTCTATCACCGTGATTACTGGGAGTCCGCAGTAAATGAGTTTTGGGTGAGTGATAGTGGACGAATGGTGGACAACGGGTTTGTGGCGCGGGTCGAGCGGCGCCGTTAAATAATTTAGCAGTGTAATATAGTAATGAATCACCCCAGCGCACTCGCGTTGTCTGTCATTGTTGGTTCAGCATTCTATGTGTTGATGGAGAAATCTATTCCAAAAGAAGCAAATTGTAGTTATCTCGCGTCGCCTGTGACAGATATTCTCGCATTTGTGTGGGGTTTTATTGTTATGTGGTATGGTGTATATGTATATGATAACCCTATACTTACCGGATTGGGTTCGACTGTAGTGGTGGAACATATATGGCAATTGAAACATAAAGGAATTAAGGGATTGCGTCGCTTCTAAATAGAAAATAGCACCTAAGTTTGTAAGAATATTTGTAAATTTCATCTAAAAACATGACTACTCAACAAGATATTTTACGCACGATGATGACACAGCTGGATGACGCCTCGGATAAAATCCCCGAAGGCCTCTACCTCAAGTTCTGTGATCATCTCCAAAACCTTCACAATAAGACTGGATCATTTTCCCGTATCGGACGTGGTCGCCACCAAACACGCATGTACACCGTTGAGGAAGCTCCACAGATTCCCCCAAATGAACACGGATACGTGGATGTTCAAGATTACCAAGAAGCGATTGACCGAATGTATGGTATCCGTAACGGAGCCCACCGGCGATCTTCGGGTCCGCGTCGCTGTGGTCGCTGCCGCCAGGTGGGTCACGATAAGCGTAACTGCCCCTACGTCGTCAAAGACATAATCGACGAGGCACAGAGGCTCAACCGTCACGCTGACATACCGATGTTATAAATGTTTAGAAAAATAGCCATGTACTATAGTAATGAATGTACTTCAAAATGTAATGCAAATAATAGACAGTATATCTGATAAAATCCCTGAGAACGTCTACCTATCCCTCTGCAACGAATTAAAGAAACTCTACGCTTTCATCCCCGATAAAATTAGACCAGCCCTTTCTAGAACAAATAGTGCCACCAACGTACCCGCATCATCACCTGCGAATGGGTATTGGTTTCGATAAAGCACCTAAGTCAACCCAAAACCTTGTAATTTTCAAACAACAAACAACAACCAACAATGAGCAAGGTCATTCCTCACCTGGTCAACATGGAGCCGATGTCGTCTGCCGACCCCTGTATTTTTTTGATCGACGGCCACGTCGCGCTCACAAAAGAATACTTGAAAAACCAAGATGATCGCGTGCAGCTCGAGCGCGACTTTGACGCTGGAATGGACTTCGCAGAATGGTGTAAATTAAGTGTATCATTTCATAAAGAGCATGATGAACTCTCTTATAAAATGATTAAGGAGGGTATTTTCAAAAGTAAGCATGATTACAGAAGTTTTTGGAAATTCGTCGGAGAGGACGAAGATGACATCACCTTAGCTGAGCTTCAAAAGCAACTCATTAAATAATAATATAAGTAAATATCATATGAATAATCCTGTACCTGTAAAACTTCTACCAGCGGGTGCAAATCGCAATCAGCTCATGAAAGCGATTGGTGAAAAGACTCTCAAGTTCAGCAGTAAGGATTACATAGAACGTACTGCGGGAAACAAGACTGGTGGAGGAGAACGAGAACGAGCCCGAACCCTTCTCGCTATCGAGAACGCTTCTGAAATTGCCAAGAAATATCTTCACGCCCCGGGTATGTTTGAGCAGATCATGACAGATACTATTGGAACTCGTGGATATATGTCTTACCAAATTAAGGAGACCACTAATAATCTCAATACAACGAGAAAAAAGTACCCCCACGACACTGATCACGACTTCATTTTACTTACTCATAAGTTTGGGAATAGGACGGGTCATACCGGTCTCCTTCATGTAGAACATCAAAATGGTAAAGTGACTGTATATGATTCTATGTATGGAAAGGGTTCACGATTTTTAACAGTAGCGTTGAAACAGTTTGGGTCCAAGATGGATTGGAGTACGCCTAGGGTACGATCTATTTTTGGATGTAAAGCAAAGGTAACTGCGAGGTCAGAAAAGGTAAATGTACAACCTTCGGGTGGTTTTGTAAAAAACAGCTACAGTAAATTTATGAATGACCCGTCAAATTGGGGATCCCTAATTCTCAATAAGCTCGGTGAAAAGGGTGCACGGGGAGCATTCAGACTTTCTCAATACGATGAACTTTCACAACATCATTTCTGCTACATGGAGGCTCTGTATGCTATGATGTTAGCGATTGGTCGCACTACAAATCCGGGTCCTAATGATCCTCGTAAGCGTATCTCTTTTATTAAGAAGTTCATTTGGGGTATAATTCACAAATATACACCAAAAAGTGAACGCAACACTGCCGAGTGGAAGTATTTTTCAAAAACTTTCCCGTACATTATGAGCACCACTTCGAAGACTGGAAAGACACTTAGATTGTTGCAGGGAACAATGCAACTTCCTGATAATGACGGATTGTTTGGCGTTAGGACGAAGGCTATGAGCTGGAAGGGATATGATAATATTGATGGGTCGTGGTCTCTTGAGGATGTACTCAACTGGGTACATACTGGAAGGTCACCAAGAGGTAACCGTAACGCAAACTCTAATTCTAACTCAAATAACAACGCGACACGATCGTTCCGCCGCCCCACTAAAAATAACATGAACTCCAACAACTCAAACTCAAACTCAAACAACAACAACCGTAAGAGCAACTCCAACTCAAATAACAACAATCGTAAAAATAAAACCTAAGTCAGCTCAAAACCTTGTATTTTTCAACCAACAAACAACAAACAACAATGAACTTTGAAATTCAAGCTCTCGGCGGCAAGCTCATCGGATCCCGTTCCGCCTTGAAAACTTTGGATCGTCTCACGACCCTGCTCCCCAACGCTAAACTCAACTTTGAGGTCATCCCTCCCCCCGAGACCAAGAAGGCTGAGTTTGGCAGCATGCCCGACTTTCGCGACCCGGTCTCTGACGAGGATGATGATGACATCATGCATGACCCTGACATCCAAGAGATGGTCAAAAACGGAGAACACACCTGTCACATGTTTGACGCTCATTGCCAAGCATGTGAAGATGACGAGGAGGACGATGACGAGGACGACATCACCCTCGCGGACCTTAAGGAACAGCTGGAGGATAACATGACCCTCGCGGAGATCCAACAGCAACTTGATAAGGTGGAAGCCGCGAAGAAGAGGCTCGAGACCATCCGTCTCAAGAAGGAAAAAAAAGAAGAGGAAGAGGTCCGGGGGTGGGTTGACGAGGCGACCTTCGCGGCTCGATCCAGAGATAACATGCCTAATTTTTAGAAAAATTACCTAAGTCGTTGTAATAAAATACAATAAGTATCAAAAAAGTAAACAGCACGTACAACGTCGTTACTTCGTGTTCAACTTGAACAAAGATGAACACTCAAATGCTTGTGGTCCACAAACTGATGGAAATGCTTGACGACAACGCTCAACAAGTTCCAGAAGGCTTCTATTTGGAGGTATGCAACCAATTAAAAACCTTACACGGGGCGGTAAAAATCCGGCCAGAACTCGACCACCAATGGCGTGTGTTGGATGAGGCTGATCAGATGTTGAACAGGAAAGCGGAAAAATTAAAAGAAGATCGGGAGCATCTCAACGACTGCATCTTAAACTACAACAAAACGGCAACTGCATATTTGGAAAAGGTGAAAAAGTACAATAAGGCGGCGGCGTCGGTCAAGCGGGTGCGTGCGTGGCAATTGGCTCGCGAAGCGCGTCTAGATGATCGCGAAGATAACATCACCCTCGCACAGCTTCAGAGGCAGCTCCTAGAGTAGATGATAAATATCTTGTAATACAGTAAATGGCTAACCTCAAACTTCTCCCCAAATCTATTGAGTCTAAAATGAACGCGCGTGACCTTAAGAAATATACCAAACTTCAAAAAGAGTGGAAATCTGTCTTAAAAGTTATGATTAAAGCCGAACAAAAATCAGGTCAGTATTTTCGTAAAACCCGTAAAAATACGACCGATGCACAAATGAAAAAGCAGGCATCTCTCGATAATGCGACTTTAAAAGCTTTCTTTTTCGCCGATAAGAAAAATGATGAATGGACCACCTTTACAGGTCAGATGAGGAAAAAATATACCTAAGTCGTTTCACCTTTTATTATTTCCCATGAAAATGGATAATCTCAAATCTCTCATGCAATGCGTCGACCATATTTCTAATGTGATCCCTGAAGGTACCTATTTAGAAATGTGTGATAATATAAAACAATTACACGATACCATAAACGACGAAGATCCGGTATATTATGATGAATGGGTTGAAAATGAAGAATTACTCAAAAATCTTGAGAATGATTTAAAAATCATCGAAAAAAGTCTGAGAAATTTAAGATATATCAGAAACATAACTATTAAGGTCAGGGAGGATGCGATAAAAAATTATTGCGACTACGATGCTGAATGTGTGGGAAATAAAGAGTGGACTTTTGAAAATCTTAATGATAATATGAGCTGGGAATCAGATAGTGAACGCGAAGAGTTTACGAGTAAAACGTATGAAAAGAAAATATACGAAAATTACAGGTATCATTTCAATAAAGGTGTTGAAAATCTGAGAAAAAATGCGCGCGAAGAAAGGGTGAATATCGAACGTGAAATAAATACATTATGCGACAGACAACATTATTTAGAAAATATTAGAAATGTACTTGGATAAAGTATTTAGAGAATGATACTGTAATAATGTTAAACTATGATTTATTTACCTTGTCATAGAGCTGGAATAGGAAATATTATAATATCATATTCGACACATATTATAGCCACGAATGGAAAAGGTGGAATTGATTCAGTTATTTATAAACATGGTAGAGACAAAATTCTCACATTTAAAAACGTCGTTGAAAATGGCGTTATAAATAGTAAAGATTCTTTAAATTCTTATACACATTTACGTTTTCCAAATATTGGATCTGTCATGCGTGAATATATGAAACCTACCGAATACATGCAAACGTTGATAGATAAACATTGGAAAAAGGTTGATACATGTGTCGCCGGTTTTCATATACGACGTGGTACTTTATCCGAGGATAGTTCTAAATTTGCTTTTCAACCAACGGCATCGGATAAAGCTGTAGAATCGATGATAAAAATGGCTAATGATACAGACGAGCCCGTGTTTATTATAAGCGATTCGATAACAACTAAAAAGTATTTTCAAAGTAAAGTACCAAAAGCTATATCACTCGATTTAGATATTGGGTATACATCTTGCGAATTTTCGCAAGAACATAATAATCCGGTAAAAGAATCATTAGAAATTAAATATAATAGCATGATCGAATGGTTTTTAATGTCTAAAATGCCTAAAATTTATACCACTATGGGTGGTAATTGTGGTAGAAATATCCCCGAAGGTGAAGTCGAAGGAATATCATCTACATTTGGATATTCGGCAGCATTATACGGTGATAAAATTCCATACTATGTATTTAATGATGGAGTTATTTTCTATCCCGATGGAAAAATAAGTAGTTCTCGTTTACTGTGGTCAGATTCATACTCGGGTGATTATATTATTTTAAACAATCCAACGAAAGATAAGATATTTGACATTCGAAAAAAATATCCACTATGGATAATTTTATTAAATCCCGATACCTGTAAAGAAAAGGGTATATACGAATGGTGTAAAACCAGAGTAAATATTGATTTTACACCTACCAGTGACATCCCACATATACGAAAGATGATTAACGTAGATTAAAGAAACAAAATTACTATAATTAATGGAATACGATTGTTGTGTTATAGGAATTGGTCGCCTTGGTTTATGTTTTGCAGTCACATTAGAAAATGCA